TTATGACCCCCCGGCGGGCCCTGCTGATCATCACCGGGATCACGCTCCTGACTGTTGCAGCGGGCCTGCTCTACATCGGAAGTCTCGCATCATGAACGCCTTTCCCCCCCCCTTGCTCATTGGAGCACTTCACGCGGTCCGTTCCGTGCGGGGGAACTTTCCCTGCTTGCCGGCGATGGTAGTGGCTCACCGGTCGCTGCCTGCGGGGAATCATCACTCCATACCGAGAAAGTGCGGTTGCAAGGGGGTCTCCCGGTTCACTGTTCCGGGGCAGCCGCGTCACCCTTCCAGCGGGAAAATAAGTATCGCCATTTGAACGCCTGCAAAAAATTCCCTGGTAATCAGCCACAGCACATCACGGGCGTCATAGGATAATGCACGTCCTCAAAAAATCATCACGTTCATCTCGTGAGATAACCACCACAAGCCCGCCGGAAGGGACAATTTGCAACCGTCGTATAGGGAAGTACTTGCCCGGCTAGTCCCCGGGATAGGTCAAGCGGGTTCAACTCCCGCCGGTTGCGTCTATGATCACAATTCCACAATTTCCCTGTTGTCCCCATATGGACCGCTGCACAGCATGTCCGTACCGGAATAAGGCACGTTCTTCATGGGGAAATACGACTGCTGCGTTGGATTATATCACTCTTGAAATAGGGGTTCCGACACGATGACCAACCGTACAAAAATCGCAGTTTGCGCCGCCACCCTTCTGATCACATGGGCGGCAATCTGGGCGGTGACGCACTGATGACCGCAAAAATAGACTCCTGCGAGAAACTGAAAAGAGAGCCGAACGTTCCCGGCGTTCTCGCAGGAATGCGCAGCTATTGTCCCGTCTGGGATACGAGGCAAAGGCCGCACGGACTTCTTGAAAAATGCCCGTATCCGGCCCGGTACTGCACGTTCAAAAACAACGAAGATCTTGAGCGGTCCGTGAGAAGTACAATTCTCGGAGGGCACCCTATCAAACTCTCCGAACTGGAGGTTTTTACGTGACCCGCACCCGTATCTGCCCGGAATGTGGCGACCCGTACGAAGCCGCGGATGACAACGACCGGCTCTGCAAAAAGTGCTTGCTGAAACGGTGCCGGGCGCTGGTCGCGGCGATGGATGAGATGATTCGGACTGGCAAGCAATGAAGATCCTCATCAGTGACGACCGGGGAGAGCTCAATCGCGTCAAATGCCCACGGGAACATTTCCCCCCGGTCCCGCTCGACGCCTGCAAGAAGTGCCGGTGGCATGTCAGCATCCAGATCCCGGCGAATGACAAGCCGGCGTACGTGGTTTGTTATCTCATGGGTGAATGGTATAACGCGGAGCTGGTGCCGTGACCGCTGCCAAAAAGAAATCCGGGCAAAAAGTCTCGGTGAAAGTTCAAAACCGGCCACAGAAAAAGCCCGGAACCGGGAAGAAGCCGGCCGTGCAGAAAAAGAAACGCGGGGCGCCCAGCAGCTACGACCCGGACCTTCACCCGTACATGGCATGGGACCTCGCCATCCGGGGCAAGACTAACAAAGAGATCGCCGCAGCGCTCAGGATTTCTCGCGGCACTCTCCTCACTTGGGGCAAAGAACACCCGGAATTCCTAAGCATCCTAAAAAGCGGCAAAGATATTGCGGATGCGAAGGTCACAAACTCCCTTTTCTGCCTCGCGTTCGGCTATGAATATGAGGAAGTTAAGACGGAAGAAGGTCCCGATGGTACGAAGACAACCCGGACCATCAAGCATGTACCGGGCAATCCCACCGCCTGTATCTTCTGGCTCAAAAACCGGCGGTCGGACGACTGGAAGGATAAACAGCAGCACGAGATCGGCGGTACAGATGGCAAACCCCTCACCGTCAAGGTCCTCAAAGGTGCCAGTATGGGGGACCTATGAGCATGGCCGCCCCCACCGCCCCGGTATCCCCCTGGGTGATTGTCGAACTCCCGGACGGTGCACCGCAGGGTTTCCAGCCGTACGGCGGCGGGCTCGCGCTCTGGAAATGTAAGGATCCCGAAGTCATCATCAACGGACCTGCTGAGACCGGGAAGACCCGCACAGCACTTGAGAAACTCGACGCCCTCATGTGGAAATACCCGGGTGCACAGGCGATCATCGTCCGGAAAACCTACAAGAGCCTGAAAACCTCCGTTCTGCTCACCTACGAGCGCAAGGTCCTCGGTGCATGGGACCCGCTCGCCAACAACGGCCGGGGCGCATTCGATCCCCGCAAAACCCCTATCGTTAAACTCGGTGGCGAGCATGTCGAAGCATATCTCTACCCGAACGGCAGCCGGGTCTTCCTGGGCGGTATGGATGTCCCGGACAAGGTCCTCTCTTCCGAATGGGACGTCGTCTATGTCAACCAGGCCGAAGAACTTACCCTTAACGACTGGGAAATTATCAGCACCAGGACAACCGGCCGGGCCGGCAACATGCCCTATGCCCAGATGATCGCCGACTGCAACCCGGGCCACCCGACGCACTGGATCCGCTCGCGTGGACGGCTCACGCTCATAGAAAGCAGGCATGAGGATAACCCGGTCCTGTTCGACCAGAAAACCCACAAGATCACCGAGCAGGGCACCCGGTCCCTTGCCGTGCTTGATGCACTCACGGGAGTCCGGTACCGGCGTTTACGGCTCGGCCAGTGGGCAGCCGCAGAGGGTGCAGTCTACGAAGACTTCGACCGGGCTGTCCATCTCATCGACCCGTTCCCGATCCCGGACGACTGGACCCGGATCCGTGCTATCGACTTCGGGTACACTAACCCCTTCTGCTGCCAGTGGTGGGCGATTGACGGCGACTATCGCATGTATCTCTATCGCGAGATCTACATGAGCCGCCTGCTCGTTGAGGATGCAGCGGTCATCATCAACCGGCTGTCAGAATCCGAGAGCATCTATGCCACGGTCGCGGACCATGACGCAGAAGACCGGGCGACCCTTGAGCGGCACGGCATCCCAACCGTACCGGCGATGAAAGCAGTCTCCCCGGGCATCCAGGCCGTCCAGAGCCGCCTCCGGAAAGCCGGGGATGGAAAACCCCGTCTGTTCATCTTTCGCGGTGCTCTCGTGGAGGTCGACCAGACCCTCCGGGATGTGCACAAACCTCTTTGCACGGATGAAGAGTTTGACTCGTACATCTGGCGCCCTACAAAGGACGGCACTCCCAACAAAGAGGACCCGCTCAAGAAAGACGATCATGGCATGGACACGATGCGCTATGCGGTCTGTCTCGTGGACGGCGTCACGTCCGGGGATGAAGAAACGCAGGAGACCATGACGGTATTCGAGGATGACAATGACTACGGCGGCATCAGCCCGGTCTGAATCCGGGCAAAATCGCCCGGGGAAGTTACCAAACCGGGCACAGATTGAGGTTATTTGAAAATGGCAGGACACTTTGAAAACGGGAAATGGATCGAGGGCCCGGACGGGGTCCCTGCATCGCATATGAAAATAGAGTTGGATACCTCGGAGATTGAAAAATTCAAAATCCGGCTTGAAGAGATGCACGACCTCTTTGCCGTGCCGGAGAGCATGACAACATTCTGGCAACGTCTCCGCTGGCTGATTACCGGGAAGGTGAAACCATGAGCCAGAAACCGAACGTTGACGCGCTCCAAAAAAGGGTGCAGGAATTATCGGAAGCCATAGAGATAAGCGAGAACAACCAGGAGGTCGTGAGGGAAAGCCTCGCGGTCCTTGAGCAGCAACTGGTCGAGCAGGGGTGGGAGCATATCAGCTCCGGTCTCGCCCGGGACTTCACGCAGCGCGCCCGCATCAACCTCTACAACTCCGCTCGGATCTACTGGCTCAAGAACCCCCTGATCCGGAGGGCCGAGCTCGTCCAGGCGCTCTATGTCTTCGCGCAGGGCATGACGATCAAGGCAGACAACAAGGACGTTGATGTGGTGGTTCAGAAGTTCATCGCGGACCGCATGAACTACAACTCGTTCACCGGCCATCAGGCATGGATGACCAACGAAGCCGTCCTCGCTCTATCCGGCAATCTGTTTTTCGCCCTCTTCACCAACGCGAGCACCGGCCGGGTGATCGTCCGGCAGATCCAGCTCTACGAGATCCACGACATCATCACTGACCCGGAAGACAGCAGCATGCCCTGGTTCTACAAGCGCCAGTACACCGTCAATCAATTCAATGTATTGACGGGCACCGTCACCCCAAAGGACACCATTGCATTCTACCCGGACTGGCGGCACAACCCCGCCGATAAACCTGACACCATCGGCGGGTACAAAGTGCACTGGGACACGCCGATATATCACGTCAAAGTCAACTGCCTGCCCGATATGAAATACGGCGTCTCCGAACTCTACAGCGTGCTCGACTGGGCGAAGGCCTACAAGACTCACCTGGAGAACGGCAACAAGATATGGCAGGCCCTGGCATCCTTCGCCTTCAAGATGACCACAAAGGGCGGCAGCGGGGTAATCGCAGCAGCAACAAAAGAAGTTAAGAGGTTAATTGGAAAACCCGACGGTACGAGCACAACGCCTGAGAAGCGCCCCATAGCGTCCACGTTCGTCTCCGGGGAATCCGTCAAACTGGAGCCCTTCAAGACCTCCGGGATGACCATCAGCATGGAAGATGCGAGATCGCACCGGCTCATGATCTGCTCCGGGTCCGGGATATCCGATCACATTGAGAGCGGCGATCCATCGACCGGCAACCTCGCAACAGCCACCTCAATGGAACGCCCGATGGAATTGCAGTTCCTCAACCGTCAGAAACTCTGGATCGATATCTGGCAGGACATCCTCGAATACGTGATCGACCAGGCAATCAAAGCGGAGAACGGGCCGCTTACCGGGGAACCCGTCGAGGACGAATATACCGGGGAGATCCGGTATGTCCTGGCAGCGGCACCCCTCGGAGAGAGCGATGAGGTCCCGGATAATTCCGCAGAAGTACCTGCAGAAACTCAGGAAAAAGAACCCGCTCTCCGCACCGTCTCGATCACGTTCCCCCCGCTCCTGGATCACGACCAGCTCCAAACCGTGCAGGCAATCATCAGCGGTGCAACAGCGGATGGCAAACCCCTCGCGGGCACAATGGACCTCAAGACGCTCACACTGCTGATTCTCAAGGCGCTAAAGCTCCCCAACGCTGAGGAACTGGTCGAGAAGATGTACCCGGGCGAGAGCCTCGTGATGCAGACCCAGTACGCCACGCAACAGCAGGCCAATGCAGCCGCACAGGCCCAGGCACTTGCTCAGCAGGGCCGCACGGGCACGTTCGGTCAGCAGCCGGGCGATCAGCCGCCCGGGAGCGTCCAGGAAGCCGCGGGGGGCCTCCGGACAATACCATTCGATATTGAAGGCTCGCAGGCATACCGGGAAACGCAGGCCGCCCTGGTTGCAGCGCGGAAGAAGTTCGCGGACACGATCCTGAAAGGGGTCGAGGAACACTGCAAAGCCGGGGAGGAATCCTGAAATGGTCCCCCCGCCCGCGGCCATGGACCGCATCATCACATCAGCAGCCGACACCCTCATGAGCGACACCATTAAGGGACTCACCCGGGGCTCGATCATCTCGAGCATCGAAGGACAGGAGCACGCCGCCGCAACGCTCGGCATCCAGCTCAATTTTAACCTTGTGAACTCCTATGCGATGGAAAACGCCAAGGATTACCGCGATCTCCTCGTGAAGAAGGGGGGGTCCATGATCGGGGGGGAGTTCAAACCGTGGCTAAAAGACTCGATCGAAGCGGACCGGCAGGCCGTTGTCGATATCGTCAAAAAGGGCCTTGAGAAGGGCACCCCACCGAGCCAGCTCCGTAAGGAACTGGACACGATCTTCACAGCCCAGGAACACAACAGCAGCCTTGTGGCGTATCAGGAAACCCGGCGGTTGCTGACCGATGGCACGTTCGACAGATGGCACAACGAGGGCATACAGGAAGGCAGATGGCACCATCTCGATCCACAGATCGACCCGCGACCGGAGCATCGGGCACGGGATGGGAAAGTATACCCTCTCGACGATCCGATCTGGAACGACCTCGACGATTATAACTGCCACTGCTCGTGCGAACCACTGATCCCGTCTGCGGGGGCGGCATAATATGGCCAAAACCCTCCCGTATCCGGAAATAAACGATGATGAGAAACACATTATCCTCATCATGCGGAGACATCCCGAGAAATTCTCCTATGAGGATATCGCCCGGACCCTGAACCGGTTCTTCCCGGAGTACAATCACGAATGCAGGACGCGGGACGGCATCTACCGGTACGTGAGCAAAACGCTCGAATCTCGTGTCGAACCGATATATACCCCTTGTTAAATTTCTCGAACCGATATATACGACTCCCGCGCCAATATGTACAATGCCACAAGATCCGGGCCAAAACCCAACTCTTCTCAGCGACCCGTATCCGGCATCCGCTCACGACCAGCCGAACGACCACGTGACCATCTTTTCCGAGTCCGCAAAAGGACAGGAGTCTGGCAATGTGACAACTCAACTTGAAGAATTAGTGGAAACCAGCTTCGCCGCGCCACTTGAACGGAACTTCATCAAGCCCGACGGCACCGCACGGGTTCGCATCATCGCGCCCGGATGGGGATCCAGCGGATATTACTCCGAGTCTATGCTCAAAAGCAACAAATTCGTGTACACTGAAGCCACTCACGACTACATCGACCACCCGACCAAGACAGAGGAACGGGAGCGTCCCGAACGCTCGCTCAAGGACCTTGCCGCAGTCATCACCGGCAATGTTAAGTACGAATCCGAGGGTGTCCCGGTCCCGGGTGTCTATGCAGACATCCACGTTTTCAAAGAGTACCGGGATTTCCTGAACGAGAAAGCCCCGTATATCGGTATGTCTCACCGGGCGATCGGAAAAGGCGTTCAGGGCACGGCCGAAGGAAAACAGGGAAAAATCATCGAATCGCTGCACAAATGCCTCTCGGTTGATTTCGTCACGAAGCCCGGCGCGGGTGGCGGGATCATGCCGATGTATGAGGCATACCGCAAGAACGGATCGCACGCAGACTACGAAACGCTCGCCGAACAGGAACCGCCCGCAGACAACGAACAGATCGAAGAAAACAATGAGGAAATCATGGCAAACGAACCCAAGGAAACCGTACTCACGGTAGAATCGCTCCGCGAGACTCGCCCCGACCTTTTCACCAAGGTTAAGGAGGCAGTCTTACAGGAGATCCAGGCATCCGAGGCGACCAAGGCCACGGAAGCCGACCACGCAAAGCTCCTGAAGGAAAGCCAGGACATGAAAGTCGAACTCGACCGGCTCCGCGAGGCGCAGGTCATCCAGGAAGCCGGAAAGATCGTCGCAAAGGCACTGGAAAAGTCCACGCTGCCCGAGATCACCAAGACCCGGCTCCTAGAGTCCGTGCCGAAGAGGGCGCAGCTCAAGGACGGCAAGCTTGATGAGGCTGCATTCGGCCCGATCGTCACCGAGGCCATCAAGACCGAGACCGACTACGTGGCGAAGCTCACCGAGTCCGGCAAGGTTAAGGGCATGGGCGGCTCCTCAACAGGGGGAAGCGAAACCCTCACCGAGGCCGCACTGAAGGAACGCACCGAGATGTATATCGATCTCGGCATGACCAAAGAAGCGGCTGAAATCGCCGCGAAAGGGAGACGTTGAACAATGACGCTCAATGGCATGATGAAACCCGGGTATCAGAGAAGTGTGATCTGCACCAGTCCCGCAGCCCCGGTCGCAGGGAACGCGATCCGGTGCGGGCTTCTCACGGGTGTAGCAATCACCGACGAATCAAAGGAAGGAAACGCCCCCGGGTACACGTCCGTGGACTTCGGCCCGCGTTCGGACATGTTCTCGGTCACCGCATCGGCAGGAGCAATCGCTCAGTATGATGCGATCTACCTGGCAGATGGATCACCCACCGTACTGAGCAACGACTCGACCGGCTACTTCTTCGGCATCGCAATGACCGCGATCGGGTCAGGTCTCACGGCCACTATCGAGGTCCAGCATATACCCTCACCGGGTGCAGGTACGCTCGGGGCCGGGACCATCGGGGCAACAAACCTCGCCTCGAACTCAGTAATTGCTGCAAAGATCTCAGCCGGCGCCGTCACAAAGACGAAGCTCGCAGGGGGATTCCTGAAAACCGCACTGCTCGATGGGGCAGTAGCCGGGGACCATACTCTTGCAGCAATCGCGATCGGGGACGAACTGGTAACGGTCATCCATATCTCGACAAAGGCAGCGATCGCAACCATGGCCGACATCACCGCGGAATTCACCGTTGCAGCAGGCAAGATCACAAACGCGCTCGGGACCGACACAACTGACGACCAGCTGCTCGTCATGTATCTCGATCTCACATAAGGAGGACTAAAAAATGTCAGGAGATATTCTCACACTCGATGAGCGGATCAATGCAGAATCCGCAAGCATGCACGAAATCCTCGGAGGATTCGAGGGTCAGCGCGTCTCAGCACTCGCGAAAAAGATCCACAACTACGACGCAAAGTTTCAGGAAGCCCTGAGGATCGTCACCGGAGTAATGACTGGCAGGCGTCCCGACTGGCACCTCAGGGAAGCCATGACCACGAGCGATTTCCCGCTCCTGTTCGCGGATGTCATCGATCGCCAGCTTCTGGCCCGGTACGAGACCATCCCGAAATCATACCCAATGTGGGCCAAGATCATGACAGTCCGGGATTTCCGGAAGGCCAGCGTCTTCTCCCTCACAGAGAGCGGCGTCACGCTCCCGAAGGTCCCGGCAACAACCGAATATACGGAGAGCAAGTGGACCGAATCCCAGAAGCAGATCTTTGTCGAGAAATATGGGGAAAAGGTCCCCGTCTCGTGGGAAATGCTCATAAACGACGACCTCGGGGCATTCCAGACACTTCCGCTTGATATGGCGGACAAGGCCAGCAATACCGAGGAGTATTACGCCACCAGTCTCATCTGCGACGCAAACGGTCCCGATGCAACGTTCTTCTCAGCCAGCCACAACAACCTGATCACATCTGCCCTGTCAGCGGATGGCCTTGATGTGGCTGTTGCAGCGCTCGCGAAGATCCGCTCCCTTGAAGCCAAGGCAGGCCGCGGGATTGACAACACCGGCGCCGTGCTTGTGGTGCCCCCGGCACTCGAACGCACCGCCCAGAAGCTAATCGCAGCCCTTGAGATCCGCTCAAAGAGCTCCGGCGGCACCTCCACCCAGGAGATCGTCACCACCAACATCAACGCCAACCTCAAGTATGCGGTTGCCCCGTTCATTCCGTCGATTGTATCAGACTATGAAGACGCTGCAAAATGCTGGTTCCTCTTCAGTGACCCGAACAAACCCCGGCAGGCCATCAGGGTCGCCAAGCTCCGCGGCTACGAGACCCCGGGCCTCTACCGCAAGACCTCCAATCAGGAATCGGTCGGAGGCGGCGCAACGTCGGCAATGGACGGAGACTTCGAGACCGACAGCATCCAGTGGAAGGTTCGGCAGATGTTCGGCGGTATCGCATTCGATGAACGCTTTGGAGTGGGATCGACCGGTGCGGGCTCATAACCTCAAATCTTTTTGAGGTGCCTGCATGTCAGACGATCCACTACCGACGACCACGGAAGAGCGTTTCCTCTCCTTGATCTTAACGGAACAGAGGAGGACCAACGAACTCCTTGAGCAGCTCCTGTCCCCCAAGTCTGAAGAGATCCCGGAAGGGTCCGCAAGGCCGCAAAAGAAGAGGCACTGATGACATTCACCTACGACCTCACCACAGCGATCGGGCAGGTCCGCCGGCTCCTTGGCAAACTCGAAACGGTCACCACCACAGCCCTCTTCACCGATGAAGAGATCACCCAGGAACTCACCGAGTCCGGCAACGTCATCAAGCTTGCAGCCGCCAACCTGCTCGATGTAAAAGCGACCTACATCAGCGAGAAGAAGAAAAGCACCACGATCGGGAAGTACTCGATCAATGGCCCGGCCATGGCCGCGGACCTCCGCAAACACGCGGAAGAGCTGCGCCGGCAGGTAGACGAAGACGGCTCATTTGAGGTCTCCGAAACTGATCAGGAGAGTGTTTTCTGATGGACGAATCTGATCACGATATCCTGATCGAGATGCGCTCGGATGTAAAAAACATGGTCCGATCCCAACTGAAACTTGAAAAAATCGTTTACGGGGAAGACGGCCAGGGGGGCCTCTGCGGTCAGGTCTCAGATCTGAAAAACCAACAGAGTCGTCTCACCGGTCGTGATGGCGCCATTGTTATTGGGGTACCTATCCTCATCTCACTCGTTGGCCTCTGGTTTATGCACGGGGGCTCTTGATGGGCGAAATCGACGACATCCTGAACGACACGATCGAGATCGAGCCGTTCCTTGGTGAAGATGCCAGAGGGAACCGCTCCTATGGCCCCGCTGTCATCTACCCGGCCTTCGTCTCGCAGCGGATCAAGATGGTCCGCAGTCAGCAGGGGGAGGAAGTCGTCAGCAATGTCAGCATCATGCTCGATGGGGCCGTCGTCTTTGACCGCATGGGCCGGGACCGGATCACCATCGACCCCGGCACAGCATTCGCAACGCAGCCGTTGATCCTCGCCATGGAAGACGCCAAGGATGGCGACGGGACCCGCATCTACTGGGAGATCTCCACATGAGCGACAGCAGCCAGTGGTATGGATCGGTCACCTATTCTGACGAAACGAACGCCAGCATCGCGGCCGGTCTTTCCCAGATGGAGCGGTGGAATACCCCGGGTAACAATCTCTTTGCCATCGTTGGAGGCGAGGACGTGATGAAAAACCTCTCTCACATCATCGCCACCAACCTCCAGGCAGCACGAAACCGCCTCTGGCTCAATGGCGAGAGGATCCTCGCTGCTTCGGAAGTGGAATGCCCGGTCGACATGACGTACGAGAAGCGGAATGTGATCCGAGCCAGGATCAGCCGGAGCAGGACCCGGACCCGGCAATATTCCGTCCCAACTAGTCTGCAATGGTTTGGCAACGCAGGAAAAGTCATGGTCAAGGTCCGCGGCCGGCTCAAGGGGGGTTACCTCCTGAGTACCGGCACGGTCGAGGCTACACCCGACGATCCGAACGCCATCCAGATCGGCTACAACACGCCGTACGCTCACCGGCAACACGAGGACCTCACGTACCATCACACAAAACCCGGGGCTAAAGCCAAGTATCTTGAAGACCCGGCCAACCGCATTGCACCAACCATCGCCGCGGACATCGTCGATTCATTACGGGGGTATCTCGCGTGACCTATGAGGATGATGTCGCTGCTTACCTAGAAACACTCGGGCTCGGGATTGTCGATGAAACGATCTTCGTCAACAACAAGCCGGCGACACCTCACGCGATCATCTGCGTCTTCGGGTATGCCGGGCAGCCCCCGGAATGGACAAACACGCTCAAGGTCGATCACCCGGGCGCCCAGGTCCTGGTCCGGGGCGCGAAGGATGAACCCGGTGCAGCACGGGACCTCATCGAGACAATCTTCGAGGCCCTCGATGGCCTGACAAACAAGGTCCTCAATGCAGATACCGGCGTCTTCTACCAGAGTATCGAAGCCACCCAGTCGGGACCCAGTCCCATGGGGAAGGATGAAAACGGGCGTATCGAATACGTCCTGAATTTCTACGTGACAAAAACGAGGTAAAAAACTATGGGAGAACAGGCAGAATCGGCAGCAGGCTACCATATAATTTGGGGAACCAAGTATATCGGAGAGTCTGTCAGTCCGAAAAGACCGAAAGAAACTCTGAACATGGTCGACAACACCACCCATGACGCACTCGCGGCAAATGGTGGTTACGAGACCAAGAGCAGCGGGACCATTACGATGGCCAACGGGGCCCTCAAGATCTACTACATCGGATCGGCGGTCCATAAATCACTCAGGACAGACTTCAAGGCAAAGACCGAGAGAACGTGCTACTTTATCCGTCCCTCGTCCGGGGCACTTGCCTTCACGGGATTCAAGTTCGATGCAAAGATCTCATCGTTCGACGAACCAATCGACCCTAAGGGTAACATCACCTGGGAAATGGAGGTCACTCCGACATCGGGAATGACCGACATTGAGACTCCCGCCGGTGGGTTGACAACGCCTTTCTTCACGATTGCCGATGACGACACTCCGACACCGAACCCGATCACCCCCGTACCCGCAGCAGCAGCAGCTGTGTACGCTTACGAGGTGGAACTCTATAGCGATACTGCCACATTCACGATCACCCCGACGGCAACCACGGGATCGATCTATGTGGATGGCACCCTTGTCGTATCAGGCGCCGCCTCCGGAGCCATCACTGCACCCGCAGCCGGGAAAAAGATGTATCTCCCGATCGTCGTCTTCGAGACCGGCAAGGTACCAAAGCCGTACCTGCTCGTTGTGAAAAAGGGACCTGTGGCACACCCGTGAGGTGACCTATGTCCGATACTGCAATCCCATTTTCAGCCCTGGGAAAAGGCACCTACCTCATGCTGGGGTACGGTGACCTTATCGCCATCGAAAACGCCCTCGGCTGCTCCTACGAGTACCTGAATAGGCCCGGCATCTTCGGCAGCCTCACCTCATCGACGGCCATCATCTGGAGGGGGCTCAAGCAGGAAGACCAGAAGACCGGCAAGCTCGTCCACGTCTTTTCCCTCGACCCGAAAGGCCACGAAGAGGCGGGGGAACTTGTGTACCGGTACCTACAGGGAGAGAACACACCGCCCCTGAGTGAGGCAATTGCCAAGACCCTCCTTGCCACTGGCCTCTGGAAAATAAAAGTGCCCGTGGCAGTAGGAGAGAAAACCGAAA